TGAGGATACCGCTGAAGGTAAAGAGACACGAGACATGACGCGAGCGCAGCTCGTTCGTGCAACCTTTCGTGTGTTGACGTTGAAGCTCGGTAAGGCTGGTGTTCCGATGATCGTCACCAATCACACCTACGAGACAATGGGTATGTTCTCGACGAAGGAGATGAGTGGTGGCGCTGGTCTGAAGTATGCCTCTGACTACATCGTGTTTCTTTCAAAGAAGAAGGAGAAGGATGGAACTGAGGTTGTTGGAAACATCATTCATTGTCTGAACAAGAAGAGCCGATTGACCAAAGAAAATATGATGATTGATGTGTTGCTTCGCTACGATAGTGGTTTGTCGCGACACTATGGGCTTCTTGAGTTGGCTGTTGAAGCTGGTGTGTTCAAGAAGATGTCAACCAAGTTCGAGCTGCCTGATGGAACAACCCAGTTCGGCAAGACGATCCTAAAGAACCCGGAGAAGTATTTCACAAAGGAAGTGTTGGATGCGATCGACGGCGTTTGTAAAGCGAAGTTCTGTTATGGGTCTGCGATTGTAGAGGAGGAAACCGATGAGCAAGGTGAGTGAACGATACGAGATGGTCCCTGATCTCGATGGCACAGAAGATGCTTGGTGTATTCGTCTGAAAGAAGAGCCATTTGAGGGTGTCATTTATCGGTACGGTAAAGTGAAGCTACAGGTAAATGAAGAGAGTGATGATCATTTGACAGCCAACTTCGTCTATGATATTCTTGTTGTTCCTGAACAGTTACAGGAGCAGACTTTTGAGGATGAAGTCAAGTGGGACTTTGAGAGATTGATCGGAGATATTCTGATGGACATTGTTCAGACCGCGATCGACAACTCGGAAGTAACCGAAACAGAAGATGAAGATGGAAACCTTACCATCAAGAGAAAGGTAACTTTTTAGTGGATAGAGTGGAATACACAATCATTCGCAACCTGGTCCGTAACGAGGACTTTGCGCGAAAGGTCGTTCCGTTTATTGATCCTGAGTATTTCAGCATCAAGGCGGAGCGAACCATCATTGAACAAATCGTTGAGTTCTTTTCGGAATATAATGCGTCCCCAACTCCAGAGACGCTTGCGATTGACTTGAATGAAAAACGTGGAATCACCGAGACTGAGTTCAAAGATATTCAAGAGACATTGAATCAAATCTCTTCCAATGCTCCGGCCCCCGACGCTGACTGGCTCGTCGATACTACAGAGAAGTTCTGTAAGGATCGCGCGGTGTTCAATGCTGTGCGTGAGAGTATTGCTATTCTGGACGGGCAAGGGCAGGTGACGAAGGAGGCTATTCCCGACATTCTATCGAAAGCTCTGGGTGTTTCTTTTGATACCAACGTCGGGCATGATTATCTTGAAGACGCAGACGAACGATTTAACTTCAATCACAACACCGAAACGCACATTCCGTTTGACCTTGATTATTTCAACAAGATCACAAACGGTGGATTGGTTCCGAAAACATTCAATGTTCTGATGGGTGGACCCGGAACTGGTAAGACACTTGTTATGTGTCATATGGCAGCAGCGTATCTTGCTCAAGGCAAAGACGTTCTTTATATCACGATGGAAATGGCGGAGGAGCGCATCTCTGAGCGTATTGATGCAAACCTGCTGAACGTGCCTATCAAGGATATTCAGCACTTGAGCAAAGAAAAGTATGACGAGAAGATCGGGAAGCTGAGAAAGAAAACGGACGGCAAACTAATCGTAAAGGAGTATCCCACTTCACAAGCTGGATCTGCTCACTTCCGTCATCTGCTCAACGAGCTGAAGCTGAAGAAGGATTGGCAGCCCGAGATTATCTTTGTCGATTATCTCAACATCTGTATGTCATCTCGTTTCAAGTTCGGAGCAAACGTGAACTCATACACTTATATTAAAAGCATCGCAGAGGAGCTTCGCGGTCTTGCCGTGGAGCGAGAGGTTATTCTCATCTCCGCAACCCAAGTCAATCGAGAAGGATATGGATCGAGTGACATTGCGATGGAAAATGTATCCGAGAGCTTTGGGCTCCCGGCTACTGCGGACTTGTTTCTTGGAATCATCACTAACGACGAGCTTCAGCAGTTGAACCAGTTGATGATCAAACAGTTGAAAAATCGCTACAACGACCCTACCGAGAACGCGAAGTTCGTGGTAGGCGTGGATCGGAGCAAAATGAGACTGTATGATTGTGAGCAATCGGCTCAAAAGGATGTGGACGATGGCCCTGCATTTGATAAGACCGAGTTCGGCAGTCGAGAGTCTGGAAGAGATTTTTCTGGGATCAAGGTACTCTAAATACGGGTGGAGGATTGATCCTTCACCTTTTGCAAAAGGAGAACATCATGGAATGGCTAACAGCTAACATTGGCAACATCTTTCAGATTATTACAGGTGTTGTTGGTATTGCTGCTATCGTTGCAACCATGACACCGAACGACAGCGATAATGCGCTTATTCAGAAGATTCTGGATTTCGTTAATCTGCTTGGCGCAAACGTCGGTAACGCACGCAACGCATAGCACGAATCTGATTGATTCACAGCCCGCTATCTTCGGATGGCGGGCTTTTTCAGGTCCTGCTGTGGCATAAATAGGGGAGGTTATCGGGAGGATTTGTCATGGCAAATTATGGAGCAATAAAGACTGGAACAGAAATGACCAGTTGGGATTACTATATTCTTGGTAACAAAGATATGCTCAAAAAGACATTCAAAACCGACAAGGCTGGGGACATCCTAGATGACCGCGACAGGAAGATCGCCAAATTTGCCAAAGGGGTGAGTCTGAAACTTCTCGACACCGGAACCTATCCAGGGCCAGGAAGGGTTCCTTACGCTAGAGTCAATCTAGCCGGGACGATTGGATACATCAAGATTTCATGTATCCAAAAACTAACATCAGGAACAACTAAAGTATCGGGTAAAGCTGGAATCCGACCTCAAGAGAGACAAGAATTTGGTGTGATCGAGGCGATCACCAATTTCTACAATTCATATGGAAAGCCAATCACAATTCTGAACGCGAACAATAAGTATCCCAAGATCACAGGGGTAACTGGTGCTAGTAAAAATGATGGAACGAATCAGTATGGAAAAGAACCATATGCTGATGTTTGGGTACACAGGAGAGGGACAAAGTTAGGGGTTTCAAATAAGGGTGAATCTGCTCCGTCTGTGGCTGGTGGTGGATTGGAGGGAATGTATAGGATGGACGCAGCCTATATGCACAAGATATTCAACAAAGCACTCAGCGAATCAATGAAATCAGAAGGATTTGAGATCGGATCGCACACAAAATTGTCTGACATTTTCGTTAAGGTTGATTCTACCGATTTCATCAAGAAGATGTTCGTCGGAACGACGGAGATGGGTGGTCCCGTTGACTATATGTATATCGGTGACATGGATGTTGCATTTGAGGTAGACAGCAAAAAGGGAACTCTAAAATTCACGAACGGAAACTTCATTTCCGTTGCCACATACGTTCGCGAACACCCTAACATTTACTTTAGAATCAGAAGAAGAGATGTAGGCTTCTACTACACAAGTGAGCTTGATGAAAGATTCATGCTGAATGGCAAGGGTCTTCCGTACATTTTCAAAAAAGGCAATACTGCAAGATCACGATTGGTCGTGGTTACCAAACCGACCGCCGGGTCTTTGGTTATCACATGACATTCAACGACTTCTTGACAGAGAATAATACCTTTCGCGGAGATGCGAATGAGATCGTTCTGGGAGTTCAGCTCGCAGGATCATGGGATAGTATTATCAACTCATCAGAAGTCAAGAAAGCTCTCAAGGTTCGTCGCGATGCACTCGATCCAGAAGAATACGCAGAGGAGGAACGCAGAGCGAAGACCATGGCACCCGAGCTGAGAACTTGGTTCGATGAACAAGGTTTCGGTAAGATCAAGACAGTCGAGTGGGTGGGCAGAACGACATCTGATTCGCCCAACGCTGTGGATTTGATCGTGACATTTACTGACGGAAAGACATTTGGTGTCTCTGCGAAGAGTACCGGGCAGGGAAGAGAGATTGTCTATCAGTCAGCAGGGCTTGGTACGATTGACTCTGCGCTCAAGACCAATCTCGTGGACACCCGAAACAGAGCAGAGCAGCGATTTATTGACAAATACAACCTATCGGATCAGCCTATTCGCCGGAAGGAAGAGATTCGAGGAAATCCTATTATGACAAAGAAGGCGAACGAAGAGCGCAGCGTAATACTTCGGAACATTAGAAATACGCTATATCGTAAACTAGACATGCTACCACAACCCAAACTGAAGCAGTTCATTTCCACCCAACTGTTAGGTGATAACACCCATTCTTTGGGTTATGTTCAAGTGACGGGGCATGGATCTGGTAAAGTCACGATCACAAATCCGAAGAAGAACGAAAAGCGAACAGCCCTGAAGACACAGAAGGTCGTCATGGACAAAAGCGGTAATGACTCAATTACATTCAAA